GTGGAGATTTAGATTATGATGAAAAAGCAATGTACTGGAAGGGTAAAAAATATTTAAGATCATCTTTTGATGAAGGTGATAAAACTTTACCGTGGGAAGCACCCGCATATAAAGCAGAATAATTATGTCACAACCAAAAAAGAAATTTAAAGATACTAAAGTAGGAAAATTTCTACTAGGTAAATCAGGTATTATAAATGTGATAGGAGATATACTGCCTGATCAAGGCGCATTAGGTATGGTTAAAAACCTTATAGACAAGGATCCAGACCTACCACCACAAGACAAAGAAACAGCTCTTAAATTATTAGAGCAAGACACTATAGAATTACAAGAGGTATCAAAACGCTGGGAAAGCGATATGAAATCCGATTCATGGCTCTCAAAAAACACTCGGCCAATGACATTGATATTCTTAACATTATCTCTTGTTGTTTTTATACTATTAGACGGGTTTGATATATCATTTGGTATTGATACCGGTTGGATAGACCTTTTAAAATCACTTCTTATAACCGTTTATGTTGCCTATTTCGGTTCACGAGGTGCAGAGAAATTTAAATCAATAGGCAAATAATCAAATTTAATTAATATGCATATCAAAAAAGACCAATTAGAAAAAATCCAAAATTTTCAAAAAGAGCTAAACAAGTTATTAAATGAAGTAGGATTTTTAGAAGCCCAAAAAACCGCGGTATTATCTAAGTTCCATGAAGTTAACAAAGAAACTGAAGACTTTAAAAAAGAACTAGAAAAAGAATACGGATCGATTAACATTAATCTTGAAGACGGTTCTTACACTCCTATCGAAAAAGAAGAAGAACAAGAAAAAGAAGAGGTTAAAGAGTAATGCCATCTGTTATTAGAAAAATCAGCATTGGTACTGATTACAAAACCGATGCGATGCATTATTCTCTAACTCAATCGGTGTATGGAGGTCACACTATATCTCATATACTCTTTGATAAAGAAGATAATTCTTATAACATTTACATTAAAAAAAACAACGAGGTATTGCCGTGGAAGAAATTTAATTCTAACATGGCAATCTCCGTTGAGTATGATTTAGAGTATTAATGAAAAGTGTTTTTGATTTTATCGTTGAACCTTACGGTCAGCGATATAATAATGAAGTTAAAGTAGGTGACAAAAGCCTTATAATCAATACTCAATTAGAAACTTTTAAAGCTGTAAATAATATAGCTAAAGTAGTAGAAGTACCTTTATCATATAAAACACCTGTTAAAAAAGGTGATTTAATAATGATTCATCATAATGTATTTAGAAGATGGTATAATGTAAGAGGAGAAGAAAAAAATAGTAAATCGTATTTTAAAGATGGTTTATATTTTGTACAACAAGATCAAGTTTATTTATACAAAAGAAAAAATAAATGGAAGGCTTTTGGTGATAGATGTTTTGTTGCACCGCTCAGAGATAATGTTGAAATACATAATGTTTTAGAACAAAACCTTATTGGTGTATTAAAATATGGTAATAGTGTCTTAGAAGCGCTAGAAATCAACGAGGGAGACCTTGTAGGGTATAAACCTTTTGGTGAATATGAATTTTTAGTTGATGGTAAGCGTCTATATTGTATGAAATCAAATGATATTGTAATAAAACATGAACGTCAAGGAAACGAAGAAGAATATAATCCAAGCTGGGCACAGAGCGGTTGAAGAACTTATTAAAGTTGCAAAAGAAGCTATAGTTGATTCTGATGATGACATATCAGCTGATAGATTAAAAAATGCAGCTGCTACAAAAAAGCTAGCTATATTTGATGCTTTTGAAATACTTAATCGTATTAAAGAAGAAGAAGATATGTTAAATGACAAGCCAAAAGAAGAAAAGAAAAAAGAAGCTTTTGGAGGTTTTGCAGAAAGAAGATCTAAATAATGTATAAGCAAACTTTATATAAAGTAATTGATCATATAAAACCTCATGTAGTAAAAAGATTAAACAGATCTAAAAAATGGGAGTATGGATACAATAAAGAATATGATGTTGTTGTTATATCTAAAACTGGTCAAATAGGTGATGTTTATGAAATACAAAATTTAAAAATAGCGTTACCAAAAGAAAAAGATGTTAATAAAGATTACGACAAATGGCAAGTACATGAGTATCCTAAAGCATTAAAAAAAATTAAAACAATATTTGACTGGAAACAATATCCAGATGATTTTAAAGAAAAATGGTATGCGTATATTGATAGAGAATTTGCTAGGCGCCACGAGGGTTATTGGTTTACTAATAAAGGTAAAGCTACTTATATTACTGGTACTCATTATATGTACCTGCAGTGGTCCAAGATTGATGTTGGGCAAGCAGATTTTAGGGAAGCAAACAGATTATTCTTTATATTCTGGGAAGCTTGTAAAGCAGATAAACGTTGCTACGGAATGTGCTACCTCAAAAACAGACGGTCTGGTTTTTCATTCATGGCATCAGGCGAAACTGTCAACCTTGCCACTATCTCTAGTGATGCTAGATACGGTGTCTTATCAAAGTCAGGGGCTGATGCAAAGAAAATGTTTACCGATAAAATCGTACCAATTTCCGTCAACTATCCGTTTTTCTTCAAACCGATTCAAGATGGTATGGATCGACCAAAAACAGAACTTGCATACAGGGTTCCGGCTAGTAGATTTACAAGACGTAAACTAGATACTAACGAACAGCTTGAAGAATTAGAAGGATTAGATACAACTATTGACTGGAAAAACACAGGGGACAACAGTTACGATGGTGAAAAATTAAAACTACTTGTACATGATGAGTCTGGTAAATGGGAAAAACCTGATAATATATTAAATAACTGGAGGGTTACAAAAACTTGTTTACGATTAGGTTCTAGAATTATAGGTAAGTGTATGATGGGTTCAACGTCAAATGCTTTAGATAAAGGAGGTAGAAACTATAAAAAAATATATGATGATTCAGACGTTACCAGAAGAAACCGCAATGGGCAGACTAGCTCGGGATTATATAGCTTGTTCATACCTATGGAGTGGAACTACGAAGGATACATTGATTCTTATGGCTTACCTGTCTTCGATACACCCAAAAAACCGAAAGAAGGTCCAGACGGCTACCCAATTGAAATCGGCGTTATCGAACATTGGGAAAATGAAGTAGATGGCCTTAAGAATGATCCTGATGCACTTAATGAATTATATAGACAGTTTCCACGTACAGAAAAACACGCATTCAGAGATGAAACTAAAAGATCTTTGTTTAATTTAACGAAAATATACGAACAAATAGATTATAATGAAGATTTAAAATACTCTGGTGTAATAACACAGGGTAATTTTCAATGGGTGGATGGTATTAAAGATACGAGCGTTATGTTTGTTCCAAGTAAGCAAGGTAGATTTTTTGTTTCATGGATACCAAATGAAAATCAACAAAATAGAGTACTTATTAAAAATGGTAAAAAGTTTCCAGCTAATGAGCATATGGGAGCTTTTGGTTGTGACTCGTATGATATATCAGGGACAGTAGACGGAAGAGGATCAAAAGGATCTCTTCATGGGTTAACAAAGTTTAGTATGGATGATTGTCCACCTAACTTATTCTTTTTAGAGTATATATCAAGACCACAAACCGCAGAAATATTTTTTGAAGATGTACTTATGGCTTGTGTTTTTTATGGAATGCCACTTCTTGCTGAAAACAATAAACCAAGATTATTATATCATTTTAAAAGAAGAGGTTATAGAGGCTACTCTATGAACAGGCCTGATAAAACAATGTATAAATTGTCTGTTGCTGAAAAAGAAATAGGTGGTATACCTAATTCAAGCGAAGACGTTAAGCAAGCTCATGCTGCCGCTATTGAAGCTTATATAGAAATGTTTGTTGGTTATAACAATGAACAATATGGAACAATGTATTTTCAAAGAACATTGGAAGACTGGGCAGCATTTGATATAAACAATAGAACAAAGCATGATGCATCTATAAGTTCTGGTTTAGCAATAATGGCTTGTAATAAAAATAAATATAGACCCGTACCTGAGGTTATAAAACAACCTGTTAGTTTGAGTTTCGCAAGATATGATAACAAAGGTAGTGAATCAAAAATAATTAATTAGATGAAATTAAACACTGGTGTTAATAGTGCGTTTCCTGATCAGATGGTATCTGAAGAGGAAAAGAAAAGTTTAGAATATGGGTTATTAGTAGGGCAAGCTATTGAATATGAATGGTTTAGAGGCGGTAGAGTTAATGGTAGTAGATGGAATACAGGTTATAGAAATTTTCATAATCTTAGATTATACGCTAGAGGAGAACAAAATGTACAAAAATATAAAGATGAATTATCTATAAACGGTGATTTATCTTATTTAAATTTAGACTGGAAACCAGT